AACTACCATTATTACCCTACTCTCTACACACAACACCTTTTCCAACTGACACTCTGTTAACGGATTTTATCGTATCTTTGGTTTATGGCGAAAAGAAGAAAGGCTGAATACCACCCAATCTATCGCATCGACATGCATGCTTGTATGCAGTGGTGTTTAGCTAACGGAATTAAGATATATCCTATACCAGATACCCATGGCGAATATACGATTGAGATAAACAACAACGGAACAATAATACGATCACCAAAGAAATATAAAAAGGTAGAATCCATTAGTAAAATATGGGAACTATATTGCCACTATTTTGACTACTCCAACTGACGTTTTCCAACTGTCCAAATGGCAGTTCTTTATATATATAATTATATATAGGATATCAAAGAGATTTTATATACCTATATGTATATAATTATGTATACATATAATTTTATACATAATAATCTCTGTATATAATAATTATATATTGATACGTCATTGGGGCAGATGCAGAATACCTAGAGAAGTACATCAATAATAAATAAAGTTAATTCAAATAGAATATGGAAGTAAAGTTAATTGTACCGGACTCACTAGCCGAGGTTACCCTTGGTCAGTACCAGGATTACCTAGAGGCAACTAAAGACATGGATGAGACTGAAGATGCCCATGAAATGAACAAGAAGCTAATAGAAGCGTTTTGCGGCATCGAACATGACCTAGTGGACTCTATACCCATTAAAGATATAGAAAAGCTCTTAGAAGCTCTTAGAATGGCTTTTGAGAGGGATTACGAACTTACTACTAGGTTTGATTTACTAGATGTTGATATGGGATTCATTCCAAAGCTGGATGATATGAGTCTTGGCGAATATATAGACTGCGAGAACTACATAGGCGAATGGCAAGACATGCATAAAGCTATGGCAGTTCTTTATCGCCCAGTAAACTTTAAGAGTAAGGATAAATATACGATTGCCCCATATAAGCCATCAGAAGACATACAGGAGCTAATGAAGGATATGCCTTTAAGTGTAGTAATGGGATCGATGGTTTTTTTTTATCGTTTAGGGATGGAATTGTCAAAAGCTACGCTGAACTATATACAGAATCAACTAGAGAAGAATCCGGATACAACATCTCAAGTGAAAATGGCTTTGGAGAAAAGTGGGGTTGGTATCAATCAATTTATACACTCGCTAAAGGAGATGTCAGAAGGTTTGACGAAGTTACCGAGCTTTCACTCCATCAATGCCTAACGTTCCTTATGTTTGAAAAGGAAAAGAATGAACTAGAAACAAAAATGATAAAGAAGCAATATAAATCATGAAAACCTATTACAACCTAATCGACAAGCTATATGCCTACTTAAATGGTAATACCTCTATCAATACTGTTACGTTTGGCGACCTACTAGAGGTAGACCTATCCAAGCAAACAATCTTCCCACTAGCCCACGTTGGATTTAGTAGCGTTACATTCCAGGAGTACATCATGACCGCATCCTTCAACGTAATCGTAATGGATGTCGTTGATGAAGACAAGGATAACAAATTAGATAAGACAGAACCTCACCTTGGTTTAGACAATACCCATGATATTCATAATACACTTCTAAATGTAGTGAATGGACTACAGTCTACATTGCGTAGAGGTGGTTTATATGATGAGATGTATGAGATTGAAGGTAACCCCCAGGCTCAGTTATTTGAGGATCGTTTCGAGAACAAAGTAACAGGATGGTCGATGACGGTTAATATAAATATACCTAACAATGATATGGCGTTAATAAACGCTGACGGAAGCCAATGTCCATAAAGATTAAAAATACCGAAGCCTACATGGAGAATTACGCCAAGAAGCTTATGATGCTACTTCGCAAGAGAATGAACACTCCAGTGCAGAGTAGAACTGCTAGAGGTTTTCTAAACCCAGTTATAAATAACACTGGCGAATCAGCACAAAGAATACAATATAACAAACAAGACTTAGGTAACGGATTAAGAATAGACATTGTTGGAGACGACTACTTGCAGAACATTGACTCTGGAGGAGTGCCATCTGGCGGTGTAAATATAACAGAAATAGCTGAATGGATAGTAAGCAAGCCTCTAGGGTACAAGGACATCAACGGAAACAGGACAACGAACTACTCAAAGTATTCAGCAACACATCCAACAATACTAGATATAGCGAAAAGAATAACAAACAAGATAAACACCCAGGGGATCGAACCAACAAAGTTTATAACAAGAACCGTAGAAAGCCACCTAAAAAACCTAAAGGTCATTGCTCCTGTAGTGGAGGATGTAAAAAAGAGTGTAGAGGATATTCTAAGGGAGGCAGGATTTGATTTAAAAGGTAAAACCGTAAGATTTGTATAATGGCAGTAAATAACTTAATAAAGATCAACGTAAGAAGTCCATACTATATTACTGTGGAAAAACCCGTATCTCAAGGCGGAGAAGGCGAAGAACCAGATGTTGATGTAACAGAACCAGTGAATCAAGAATTCACCCTTACCTGCGGTTCAACTAAACAGATAGGTGTAGATGTAGGTACTAAGATATTTAAGATTTCTACTACAGGCAAACAACTAGGAGATTACAGTATTTCTTTCTCTGACATCAAAACGCCTATAAAATACAGAATAGGGCATTCTGCTAATATGCCTTCATTTGCTACAGCAGGTTTAGATATATATGCTGCTGAATGGACTTCAGCTACTGGAGAAAGTCCCACCCTTACATCGACTACATATGATGCCAATGGTGTAGTTGGTACAACGGCAACAACCACATATACTTCAACACAAAGTGATATAGATTTATATGGTGAAGAGATTCAGTTAGAAATACAACAACCAATTATTACCGAAGACTATGAATTTTCTTTGTCTTGTCCAGATAATGCTTTAGATGTAACCCCAGTATCGGCTGGTAAAGTCGTGATAATTAGTCTAATTAATAATCGTAGAAATCCCTTAGGGCATCAATGGGGTAATATAGTGTTAAATGGACAATATCTGACTGAATTTACTAATATCTTTGTTAATCAAACACAAAGATATGTTTTATCAGATGCTTCTCCAGCTATAGAACCAGAAGATGACAGTACTTTCCAACCAACTTCTCCCCTTGAGACAAGAGTTACTGGAAATAATTTCTTTAATTCTGAGCAGTTCGGAAGGGAACTTAACAACTTTAGATATGAACTGACTACCCCAACCTACTATCAAGGAAGAGTGAAGGCTAAGAACGTTTCTCCGAGTCCGCTTTTTTCTGGAATCAATAATCTGACAATAACCAATGATAGTACAAAGGGCTTAAACGTTGGTTATGCGGAAATGACTGCGGTCATAAGTAGACATGATGTTGAATTGAAAAACGGTGTTTATTACATTAGAGGAAGCCAAGATGGTAATTCAGCAGAAGCACTTTCAGTTAGTTTTAACTTATTTCCAGAAGAGTTTATCGAAATAGGGTTTAGAGGTAGTAGCTCAACTCCATTAGAAAAAAGACTAGCTGTAAAAACTTTTAAGTCAAACGCTGGAACTACTGATTGGGATGAAGAAGCTATTGGACTAGGAGATGTAACAGAAATTATAGAGATTAGTGAATTTACAATAAATCCAGTTTAAGATGGCAGAATTAACTAAAGCAAAACTAGAACTATATATATATGGCGGGGATTTTAATAATGTTCCAGATACACCAGAATATACGCTAACTAAATCTAAGTTAAGTGGTGATGATACAATAACATTTGAAGTATCTGAACTTATAAAGGATTATGTTGATATAGAATTTGATGGTAACTATGAGGGTATAAAACAAACTAAATGGGTATTTTATCGAGTTACAAGAACATATAAGGATGAAAATGATGTAGAAACTACAGATACTCTTACACAGCAAGGAATAGCATTTAGAGGTTATGGTAGTATCACTGACGGTATCAATCCAGAATTATCTAAGCACGTTATGATGTCTAATACTGTGGTAAACAACTACTGCGGTGAACCTATTAGTATTCCTTACTATACTGGAGATAACGGAACTAAAAAGATAGAATATAAGCAGGACACTACTTCCTTAGATGTTGCTGCAAAAGGTAATGCCAGTCTCTACACAATAGACCAACTAACTAAATTAAATCCGTTGGCAATAGACATTGTAACTATAGATAAGACAGCTTCTGTTGTTGCTAATTCAGATGATAGCTCTGGTGTAGATGAAATACCAGTAGATACAAACATAGTAGAATTTACATTTGAAGATGGCACAACAAGAACAATATTAGTAGAATGTATTGATGAGTGTAAAAATATTCCTTATAAGATTTCATTTATCAATAAATTTGGTGCTATGCAGGATATTTGGTTCTTTGCTAAACGTAAAGATACTATGACTACTGAAAGAGATCAATATAAGAAAACTACACTTAAAACAGGTTCTGGGAATGCTTCTTATAACGTTTCAGATCACCAAAGAGTTTATTTAGAGAATCAAGGTAGAGAAGTTATCACTATGAATACTGGATTCATTCATAATAGTTACAATGAGGTAATGAAGCAATTGCTAGTCTCAGAATTTGTATATATTCATGATAAACGAAAACAAAGTCCCACTAATGGTAAATACAATTTAGCTGTACCGATAAATGTAGTGACCAGTTCACTAGATATAAAAACAAGAAGGAATGATAAGCTAATCAATTACGAATTACAATTTGAGATGGATTCTGAATTTATACAAAGTGTTCGTTAATGAGACAGGTACAGATATACTTAAAAGGTCTAGATACCTCTGGTAACCTTAAAGATTTTAGATTAGATTTATATAAAGACGAATCTATAGAAGTTACCTCGTCTATTAAACAAGCCAAGGATATTGGAACGATATATTCCGATTTTACTCAATCATTCACAGTACCTGCTTCATCTAATAACAATAAAGTATTTAAGCACTTTTATAAATTTGATATATCTACTGGATTCTTTGATGCTAGGCTTAGGCAGGATGCTTTTATCGAAATAAATAGCCTTCCTTACAGAAAAGGTAAATTATTCCTTGGTTCTGTAAATATGAAGAACAATAAACCTATGTTCTATAAAATAGTATTCTATGGTAGTGTTGCTTCATTGAAAGATATATTTAGAGATGATTTACTATCATCATTAGATTTCTCTGACTTTCAGCACGACTTCAGTTATACAGAAATTAAGTCTATATTTAAGGACGGTAAAACAGTTGACGGAGATGCTGAAGCATTAATATACCCTCTTATAACACCAAAAAAGAGATTATTCTACGATGATACTATTGGTAACACAGATGAAGAAAACTTTGATGGAAACTTATATATACCCTCAACAGGAAATGATATAGACAGATATCACAAAAGAGGTATCTCACAGTACGATTTAAAACCTGCTATAAAGATATATCACCTTATAAAACTGATAGAAGAGAAGTACGATATAGTGCTTATTCCTAATGATACTTCTGGAACTAAAGATTTCTTATCTAAGCATAACGAAGCTATTACGAATCTATATATGTGGATGAGTGCCAAGGCTGGTGATATATATGGTGAAGAGGGTGAAGACGATTATGCTTTTAAGAAAATAGCAACTGGATACACTACACAATCATCAACTACTAATGAGGATTACGGTTTCTTTTACGTTAGTGGTGATGATGATGAGATAATTAATGTAGCTTCTATATATGATTTTTTTAGTGATATTTCATCTACTTTATTTTACAATGATTTTAAAGACCAAGATAAAGCTAAATTTTATGTCAGAGTTGTCCCTTCTTCTGGTGAAGAAAATATAAATTACAGAGTTAAATTAGTAGATATTGACACGGGAAATGTTCAAGTATCTTCTGGAAGTGGTGAGAAAAATCATCAATTTAGCTTTCCAGAATTATTTGCAGGTGATGACCCTAAAAGATATAAAATAGAGTTCTCTTCTCAAACAGCTATGACTGGAACGAGGGTTAAGCCAGCTATATGGCATAAACAAGTCGGACTTTTTGTTGATAACGACCAAGAGATGTTCAACTCTACTGCTTTCGATACAGATGTTTCTAAAGTATTTATAAACGAGCAAATACCGGAGATTAAAATAATAGATTTCTTAAATGGACTGTTTAAGATGTTTAACCTAGTGGCTTACATTATAGAAGACGAAACTGACTCAGAATACAGCACTAGTACTACTAAAAGAGTAGGCACTCCGAATGCAGTCAAAATTATGACTTATGATGACTACTATGCAGATGCTGTAAATAATAATTCTAATGGCACTATAGATGTAACTAAGTACATAGATGTTTCTACACACGATGTAGATACAATACTTCCATTTAGAGAGATTAACTTTGAGTATGAAGAGACAGATATCATCTTAATCGAACAGCACAAGAAGATATCTAATGGTAAAATATTTGGTAATGCAAATAATGTAATAGAGTCTGAGTTTGGTCAATTCTTCCATAAAGATGTATATGACATAGAAGTACCTTTCTCTCACTTTAAGTATGAGCGAATATTAGGAACTGATATACAATGGGGATATGCCGCAGGAGGTAGTTTTAGCACTACTCCAGCTAACTATTCAGACACTAACGATATTGTTGCACCAAAAGGTAATTATGATCCAGAAGATGTAAAGCCATTACTGTTTTATGGAATAAAAACTACAGTTACAGACCTCATTAACTTCAATGACACTGTAGATGATATAGAGGCTGTATCAACTTATTTTAGACCGTCTAATGGCAATGAAGATTCATATGTTACAGATGATATAGAAGATGTTAATTTATTAGCTACATATTATCTTAACTTCGGTATAGACCTAGATGAATGGTCTGGCGCTACAGCGTTAAATTCACTTTATGGTTTATTTTATAGAAACTTTATTAAGATGATTTTAGAGCAAACGAAGAGAATGCATCAATTTGAAGCATTTCTTCCTCCTAGTTTTATTGTAAATTATAAGCTCAACGATCAACTTAAGATACAAGATACTATATATAGGATTAATTCATTAGAGATAAATCTAACTACCGGTAAAAGTAGTTTAGAACTGATAAACCTTAATTCAGACGAAATCATATAATGATAAAGCAAATAATAGAACTACTTAATTCTAATGACTGGTACGGGGTATCAGAGAATATAGATATTGCCAAGGGCAAGTATAAGGCTGTTAGCAACATGGCTGAAGTTAAACAATCACTAAAACGTACTTACCATGGCGCAAGAAATTCTAGTTAGTATTAACGTAAACTCTGGTAAAGCAGAGGCTAGATTAGGTAGTATAAAAAAAGCTACTGACGGAGCGAAAGTCTCAAATGATTTGTACGCTAAATCTTTTGATGATCTCACACAATCTGAACTTGAAGCTCTAACCACAGAGCAAAAATTAGCTCTACAAAGAAAGTCCACTAAACTACAGGTTCAAGAACTAGCAGCAGCTCAAATGCGTGCAGCAGGGGCTAATAAATCTGCTAGAGCACAAGCTGGTCTTAATAACGCCATCCTATTAGAAACTGGGCGACTTGCTTCAGATGCTAGTTTTGGATTTACAGCGATTGCAAATAACTTGTCACAGGTAGTTTCATTAACACAAAGTTTTGTTCGAACTAATGGTAGTGCCATAGAATCATTTAAACAATTAAGAGATTCATTGTTAGGTGCTGGTGGTGTTATGATTGGTATTCAGTTATTAATATCATTTCTACCTAAGATTATAGCTTACTTTAGTGATAGCACCAAGGAGGTGAATAAGTTCCAGAAAGCTATGGATGATGCTACTAAAAGTATAGATGCACAGATTAGCACATATGAGAATTTAACTAATGCAGTTGAAAAATATGGTAATGTAGGGAAACTTGGAGCAGACGCCAATATGCTTTTAGCTGACTCTTTTAGTGAATTTAAGCGAGCTATGGACGCTATAGAAGAGGGAGCGACATTGACTGTATGGAGCGATAATATGTTTGAGGAAGATAAGATATTATCTGGTGTTGCTGCTCAAGACGAACTTAGAAAAAAGTTTGGAGAATTGTTAGAAGTTAGAAGAGAATTAGCTATTGTTGGAGAAAGATTAAGTAGGGTAGATGAGGAAGGTAATCTAGTACTTAGACAAAATACAGCCGATAGACAAACAGCACTTACTGAAGAACTTCAGCTTCTTAGGAAAAAAATTAGACTAGAAAAGCTATTTGACTTAGAAACAAAGAAAGGAGCTGCTAAATTAGACAGAGAAGCTACTTTTGAATTGTATGAAAAAAGACTAAATGATTTTGATAGATATGCTCAAAGAGCTAGAAAAAAAGAGTTAAGTCTAATAAAAAGAACTGCTATACAAAAGCTAGACTTACAAAAGCAATTCGCTATTGAAGAACTAAATCTAAGGTCTAGAACTGCTCTAGAGAATGAAAAAGTAAGATATCAAGAATATATTTCAGACCTTAATTTAAGAAAACAATCATTACTAAATAGAGCTGAAACCGAAAAACAAAAGTCAGAAATAATAACGGAATTTACTAAGGCGGAAGCTGATGCCAATAGAAAATATACAGAGACAATAGAAGACTTAGGAAAAGAATTTGAGAAAACAACTGCTTCTATTTTAGGTTCATACAGCAGAATGCAAGAAGAGATTTCAGATCAACAAAGGTTGGATGATTTAAAAATGTTTGCTGATGAATCAATAAAAGGTATACAAGATAGAATAGCATTCGAGCAAGAGTATTCTAGAGAAAAAAGTACTCAGCTACAATTAGAGCAAAAGTTATTAGACTCTGTATTCAAACAGGATTTAGCTAATTTAAATGGAAAAATAGCTAGAGCTAAGGTTGATGGAGACGCCTACGAAGGATTAATTCAGAGAAAGATAAATCTAGAAAAGACCTATGGTGAAGAAACAAAAAGAATAGCTAGGGAAACAGATGATGCTGTTTTTGCCTCTAAATTACAACTAGCCAGTAGTATTGCTGATATAATGGAAGAATCATCTAGACTCGCCAAAGAAGGTTCTGACTTACAAAAAGCTCTTTCCCTTACCGCTATTGCCGCAAACACCTCTGTTAGTATGATTCAAGGATTTAGGTTAGCCCAGGAAGCATCTCAAGGTACTGGACCAGCAGCCCCTTTTATAGCGGCAGCAACATATGCAGCTCAAGTAGCCACACTACTTTCAGCAGTAAACCAAGCAAAATCAATACTAAGCAGTGGAAATGTATCTGGAATAAGTTCTTCAGTTAATGTACAAGCACCAGCATTTAATGTAGTTGGAGCATCACCATTAGATTTACTCATGGTGGATATATCAAGTAAATTAGATAAACCGATACCTACTTACCTTACTGTAAAAGGAGCTATAACAACTCTAGACGAATATTACAGAAACGTAAGAACAGGATCAAATAGCAATTAATTATGAGAATAGTAGAATTAGTAATTGACGAAGAAGCATTATACTCTGGTATAGAGGCAATCTCAATAGTAGATCGCCCAGCCATTGAGGAAAACTTTATTGCCCTTTCCAAGGAGCATAAAATTGAATTGGCTGAGGTAGATAAGGAGAAGCGTATTCTTATGGGTGCAGCCTTAGTGCCTAACAAGAATATCTATCGCCAGAATGAAGATGAAGAGTATTATATATACTTTTCAGAGGATACAGTAAGAAAGGCTTCTGAACTGTTCTTGATGCGTGGTAACCAAAACAAATCAACACTAGAGCATGAGGCAGAACTACATGGTTTATCTGTTGTTGAGTCCTGGATTATCGAAGACGAAACTCATGATAAGTCCAGAAAGTACGATATGGATTTACCGGTAGGTACTTGGATGGTATCTATGAAAGTAAACAATGACGAGGTATGGAATGACTATGTTAAAACCGGTAAGGTGAAAGGATTCTCAATAGAAGGATACTTTACTGATAAGGTGGCGATGTCTAGTGAATTTGTAACCGAACAAGAAGCTACAGAAATACTAGAAGAGATATTCGACCATTTAGGAGACAATACACTTAAACTAAAATCCTACGCAGATTACCCCGATGCAGTAGCAAACAATGCTAAGAGAGTGTTGGAATGGGTAGAAAAGAATGGATGGGGTAGTTGTGGGACTGCTGTGGGGAAACGCAGAGCATCGCAGTTAGCGTCAAAATCTGCAATCACAGTATCAACAATAAAGAGAATGAGAAGCTTCTTAGCTCGTCATGCTGGCGACTTAGAATCATCAACCAGTTACTCAGATGGGTGTGGAAAGCTCATGTATGACGCCTGGGGAGGAAAAGCTGGTTTACGCTGGGCAGAATCCAAACTAAAAGAATTAGGACAAATAGAAGCCGCTAAAGTAGGCTCAAGAGGTGGCGTAACCAAGTCACCTAAAGCACCAGCGTCTGATACCCCAAATAAGAACCCAAAAGGAAAGGGAACTGCTAAGGGTACAGCTAAAGGTAAAACTGGAGCTAAAGTTTCAGCTAAAGACCGTGCATCACTTAAAAAGAAGGCAGATGATTTCAATGACAGATACCGAGACAAGCTCGGTTATGGTATTACTACTGGCATGCTTGCTAGTGTATTCCAGAGGGGACTTGGTGCGTTTAATACGAGCCATTCTCCAAAGGTTAGATCAGCATCGCAATGGGCACACGCAAGAGTAAATGCATTTATGTATTTAGTTCGTAATGGACGCCCACAAAACGCTAAGTATACTACTGACTATGATTTACTACCAAAGAAACATCCGAAGGCTAAGAAATGATAAAGAAAAGAAGAAAATATACGCATAGCCGAGTAAGTCAGAAAGGCGGTAAAAGAGGGTGTCAATGTCCAGATGGTACATACTCATCAAAATGTTGTGATGGTAGTTTGCAAGCCCAAGGCATAGGAAACATAACTAGAACAAACTTTTTTCTATATACAGAAGAAGGAGAAAAATTTATACAAGAAGATAACAGTAAATTATATCAATAATGGCAGATAAAAAGATAAGTCAATTAACAGCAATAACAGCACCTAACATTACAGGTAGCGAAGATATACCTTTAGTACAAACAGGTACTACTAAAAAAACATCACTAACAGATGTACAGCACTATATTATAAACCATTTAGACCCTACTACACTTACGGTAACTGATGGTGAAACTTATGACTTAGGTGATGCTATTTATGATGAAGCAGAACTTATTGTATTGTCTTGGAGTGGTGGTGCAGGAACAGCTACTTTGACTTTACCCGATGTAACAGCAAGTGAAAACCTCAACCGTACTAAGCGTTTTATAACGGATTCTACATTTAGTAATTCTACACACGCCAACCTTACGCCTTACGGTTCACAAAACTTAGATGGTGCTAATGGTGCTTTTGACTTAAATAGAGCATACGAAGGCATTAAGATATGGGGTAATGGTACAGAATGGTTTATCATCCAACAGAAAGCATAAAAATGCAACAGACATATTTTAAATCGTTAATTATATAAATTTTAGTAAAATGAGCAAATCAACCGAAATTCTTAATGAGATTTTACAGAAGCTATCTTTACTTGCAAAAGAGGATGAATTAGCCCAGGGTATCGCAGATACTGAAGTTGTGGCTGAGGAATTATCTAGCGAAGAAGAGGAAGCTCCTGCTGTTGAGGAAGAAGCTCCTGCTGAAGAAGAGGTATCTGAGGAATTATCAGAAGAGCCTGTAGAAGCAGAAGAAGAAACTCAACTCATGGAAGGGTATGTGAAGCAAGAAGACTTTGAATCAAAAATAGCTGCTATGGAAGCCAAAATGGCTGAGATGGCAAAAATGATTGATGAAGAGATGGGCGGCTACAGAAAAGAGAAAGAGATGATGTCTGCACAGATTGAAAAACTTTCTGCTGAACCTGCTGCTGAAGCAATTGAGCACACACCCGAAGCTGCAACCGAGAAAAAACCAGTCTATAACTACGGCATGCAGAGATCACAAAACACCTTAGACAGAGTATTTAACCGACTAACTAATAAATAAAAATGGCAACTACTACTTCAATTACTACAACTTACGCTGGTGAATTTGCTGGGCAATATGTCGCAGCAGCTTTACTAGAAGCTAATACTCTCGCTCAAGGAGGTATTACCGTAAAACCAAACGTAAAGTTCAAAGAAGTCTTAAAGAAAGTATCTGTTGACGATATCGTTAAAGATGCTACTTGTGACTTTGACCCAACTTCTACGATTACTTTGACTGAGAAAATCCTTCAGCCAGAAGAGCAACAAGTAAACTTACAAATCTGTAAGAAAGACTTTGCTTCTGATTGGGAGGCTATCCAAATGGGATACTCAGCTTATCACAATGTACCACCTAGCTTTGCTGACTTTATCTTAGGTCACGTTGCTGCTAAAGTAGCAGAGCGTACTGAGAGATCAATCTGGGCTGGAGACACTGCAACTAACGGACAGTTCAATGGATTCACTAAATTAGTATCTACTGACGCTGACCTTCCTTCTGCACAAGAAATTGCTGGAACTACAGTAACTTCTTCTAACGTAATCGCTCAATTAGGAAGCATTGTTGATGCTATCCCTTCTAGCCTTTATGGAGCAGATGACCTTTACATCTATGTTTCTCAAAATATCGCTAGAGCTTATGTGCGTAGTTTAGGAGGATTTGCCTCTATCACACAACAAAATGTTGCTGCTGATGAGAACGTTGGAATCGCTGGAATCGGTGGTAACGGTGTAAACGGACAAGGTACTATGCACTGGCAAGGTGGAGGTCTTTCTTTTGACGGAGTAAAACTCTTCGTTGCAAACGGATTGGCTGACAACGATGCTATCGCTACTACTAAATCTAACTTATTCTTTGGAACTGGCTTAATCGCTGATCACAACGAAGTTAAATTGTTAGACATGGCTGACCTTGATGGCTCACAAAATGCAAGAATCGTTATGCGATTTACTGCTGGTGTACAGCTTGCTTCTATCGAAGACGTTGTTACTTACGGTATCGCTAACTCTGCTAACTAATAATAACTAACCAGAAATAAGGGGTGGGTACGGTATAGACCTACCTACCCTTTTTTCATAAAACTAGAAAAATATGGCTTGTGCATTAACTCGATCTCGTGCCGAAGCATGTAAAGATGTAGTAGCAGGTATAAAAGAATTATACTTTGCAGACTTCGGTACTTTAGGAACTGTTACTCTCACTAATGACGAGATAACGAATATGACTGGTACTACAATTAGCGATACGGATGGTAGTATTACTTTACATAAGTATGAGGTTAAAGGAAACAACTCATTTGAAACTACAGTAAACGCCTCTCGTGAGAATGGTACTGTATTCTATGAGCAAACCT